CCTGTAGTGGTTGACAATAGCATTGTTAGTTTAGAACGTCATTCTGAGTTATTTGACTTAATGGGTTTTGCGCCTAGCTTTGAGAATCTTATTAATATCCACATAGGCGCCACGTACGGCGATAAGGCTGGTACAATTGCCAGATGGTTACAAAATTACGATCGGCTGTCAGATTCGCTTAAACGCCGCTTAGTTTTAGAAAATGACGACAAGGCTTCAATGTATTCGGTTCGTGACCTTTATACCATGGTACATGCTGAGATTGGTATTCCAATTACATTTGATTATTGGCACCATACATTTAATACTGGTGACTTATCCGAACGAGAAGCATTCTTTATGGCTCGAGAGACCTGGGATAAATACAATGTAACTCAATGTACCCATTATTCAGAATCTCGTCGCAGAGAGGCTCAAGTGCTTATCGAGCGCATGTTTGACCATCATGGTATTGCGATGGAGGATTTACCTAATTGGCCTACCTTTCATAAACAATACAAAGAATTTACCAAGATCAAAGAGCAAGCGCATGCCGATTTTATTTTAGCTTTACCTAACACATATGGTGTTGACAATTTAGATATCGAGGTCGAGGCTAAGGCAAAAGAATTGAGTTGGTCTGCTTTGAATTTAGAGTGTTGTCAAAAAACCGACGAGAATATATTATTTTAATATTTATATTAAAGTAATATGTTTATTATAATATAATTTATAATATATAATATATTAATTAATAGTAATAATATAATAATAAATATCACCCAAAAGAAAAAAGTTATGGCAACCTACAAATGGAAAAACACAATCACGGACAATATTGATGATGCTCGTGAAATTATTCGAGTGCTTGGTAAAGCATTAGAAGAAGGTAAAATTGATAAAGCAGCTGCTTTGGATAATTTATTTCGAGCAATGAAAAAACTAGAAGTTGCAAGATATCATATTGACAGAGATTAATCCTTAATGTTATGAGTTTGAAAAGAAATAATAAATCAGCTCCTGCTCCAAAAGGTTACAAAAAATTGCAATGTAAATATTGTGATAATGTATCTGATCGAGTTGATGCAAAAGCAACCGCAATTACATGTTGGCAATGCACTCAGAAATTGGTTGCAGGAATACATTTGGAAATACGAAAATAATTTCTTATAATAGATTTATGTTAGAAGCAGAAAAAATTAAATCAAATTGGGAACAATATCGCCAGGCGGTAAATGATTATTTCCCAACCCGCAAAGAGCAACTTAATCGAATGTATGATGATTTTGAAGATCGCATGGTAATGATGCCAGCATCTTCAATGGCTCACTTCCACAATGCTTTTGCAGGTGGTTATGTAGATCATGTACTTCGAGTTATTGCATGCACCGAGAAACTTTATGAGTCTTGGGCGAGTATGGGTGCTGATATGTCAGGTTATACTATTGAAGAATTAAGATTTGCAGCAATGCATCATGATTTAGGTAAAGTAGGATTTCCAGGTGAAGGCAATGAGTCATATCAAGTTGAAACATCAGATTGGCATCGCAAGAACCAAAACAAGATGTATAAAGTAAATGAGAATATTCCATTTGCTATGGTACCAGATCTTTCAGTTTGGTTGCTGCAGCAGTATGATATCAAAATGTCTTGGACAGAATATCAATCAATCAAAATACATGATGGAATGTATGATGATGCAAATAAACCTTATTTTGTTGCTCGTTCAGCCCAAGCTAAATTAAAAACCAATTTGCCAATTATTCTTCATCATGGTGACCATATGGCAGCTCAAATTGAGTTTGAAAGATGGCGCAATAAAGATCGTGTTACTCCTAAAGCTGTTGTTGAAAAAAGTAAGGTAACTAAAAGTAATGGTTTGAAAAATCTTGCTGAAAATAATCCAGAAGTGGAACAATCATTAACAGATTTATTTAAAGCATTTAACGCAGAATAATATGATATCAATTATAGTAATTGCATTGCTGACAGCAGCAATAATTTATTTAGGTTACCGAGTTTGGATGCTAGCAGGGATGTTGGCAGATGCTCAAGAATATGTTGAGTTATTGGAAACCACTAACGAATACATGTATACCAGAATCACTCAATCTTATGATGCTATGAAGCAAATTGACCGATTAGGTGCTTTTGAATCTGAGGATGAAGCAGGAACAACATTTGAAATGTTAAAAGAAGTAGTAACAGAATTAAAAAGCGAATTTGACAATGGCACGAGCGAGGAAAAATAAAGTTTATTTCACAAAAATAACAGATATGGCTATTTCAGCCTATAATCATTCTGCTGATGATAATGTGTTCCGCGAAAAAGTTTATCGCAGATTTATCTATCCGCCATTCATGAAATTGGCAGAGAATATCATTAATAAAATGAAACCAGATTATATTGATTCTTCTTTTGTTGATTTGCAAACTGATTTAGTTACTTATTTGACAGCTCGTTTAGACAAGTTTAATCCTGCTAATGGTAAAGCATATTCTTATTATACAAGAACATCATTTAATTATATTATTGCTGAGAATCAAAAGGGTTATGCAAAAAGAAAAGCAGACACTCAAGAAATTGATATTGATGATCAGCGAAATATTATAACTGAAATGCATAATGATGAAATGCGCGAGACATTAAAATATTTTATGGATGCGTATATTGAATATTGTTATGACAATTTAAATTACATTTTTACCAATCCAATTGATATTCATGTAGCAGATTCAGTTCTTCACATTTTTGAAACTCGAGAGAACATTGAGAACTTCAATAAAAAGGCTCTTTATATCTTTATCCGAGAGCGTACGGGATTCGAAACTACAAACATTACCAAAGTTATTAAAACTCTAAAACAAATTTACGTTGACAATTTTAAAGAGTATGAACGTACAGATTTCGTAAAATTGCCCTTTTGATATTTATTATTAAAAGGTTTTGCGGATATGGACAAAAATGACGAACTCTTTAAAGGAACGAGCTTTGCGGATTTGATGAATGATGTATATCATAATTCAAAAAAGAAAGATCGCCAGATGAATCATTTGATTTCATCATTACAGCCATTAATTAAAAATGCATCTGATGCTACTATTATTATTCCATTAATAAAAGAGATATTGGATGTGTCAATTAAAAATGATGACCAATTGGTTAAATTAACAGCAATTGCTCAACGATATATTTCTACCAAACAAACTATTACAGGTGCTGACAGCTTGTTAAGTGATGATGAAAAAAATCAATTACTTAAAGCTGCAGCTGAAACATTAACTGAAGATTTAAACGATGTATTTAGTCCAGATGACTATGACACTACTCGTTTAGCTAAAAAAGTTGAAGATGTAAAAGCAAAGTTAGAGAAGGATATAGATGCGTCAAATTGAATGGGATGTAGCAGAAGTATTAGAATATGATTACACTTACCAGTATATTCCATCTGGTAGCTCAGATACTACAACCAATAAATTATTTGCATTAAAAGTTAGATCTTGCTCTACGTATTATAATGACAAAACGTATCTTGCTAAGCCAGCAAATATTAACCTCAAACAAATACCATTAGTTGGCGAGTTTGTTATTGTATACAAAACATTTAATGAACAAGCTACTTCCGATAAATGGCGTGAAACATGGTATTATGTTTCTTCTATTGATGTACAATCTGCAATTAATGAAAATTTATTGCCAGGATTATCCAATGCATTAGATGAAAATGAAATTGCAAATGTAAAACCAGGAAAGACATTTGTTCGTCAAACCATCTCACCACTTCAAGTATATGAGGGTGATTATCTTTTAGAAGGTCGAAATGGAAATAGTATTCGATTTGGTAGTACTATTTCAACTGATTATCCTGCAGAATATTACACAAAAGCACCTAAATGGGTAAATGGTAATCCAGGTGACCCTATTATCATTTTATCTAATGGTAGAGAAAATCTTAAAAATAAAGAATTTGTAGTTGAAGATATTGAAACGGATGCATCATCTCTTTATTTAACTACAACCCAAGAAATTACCGGATTAAAGTATTCTAGAACATTAGTAGATCCTTATGCATCCTTTAAAGGTTCTCAATTAATTGGTACTGCTGATCGGATTGTGCTTCGTGCTAAAAAAGATACTATTATTTTAGATGCAGAAGAAGCAGTTGTATTAAATACACCTGGTACAGTGAGAATTGGTGCTGCAGATGCAAATCAACCATTAACATATGGGAATAAACTTAAGGATATACTTGAGAATATAGTGCAAGTATTGACTCAGGGTACAAAAGGGCCAGGCGGACCAGGAACTCCAGTTGCATCGGAGATTATTACGCAAATAACACAGAAATTAGAGGGTTTAAATAGCAAAAAGTATTTTATAAAGGAAGACTTATAATATGGCAGTGTCACCCCCGTTCGATATATTAGTACAAAAAGCTCCAATTGCAATAAGTTTATTAGAAACCCAATTATTCAAGGTAGCTAAAAAATTATCTGAAAAGGTTCTTGAGGCTGCAATGGATTGTGATAAAATGCCTAAGGGCATTAGTTGTTCTGATCCACGTGTTGTTCGTGTAAAACAAATACTTGAGCAAATTCAAACACTTGTGCAAAAGATTGCAGACATTTTAAAAATTGTGAATATTGTGTTTGGAATATGTGTTGCAGTAGCCGGTGGAGCATATGCATATATTGGATTCCGATTATCAGTACCAACACCATCAGTGCCAGCTGATATTGAATTGCTTGAAGCACAAAAAGAATTGGCTGCAAATATTATTGCTGCATTAGGAAAAATAGGAATAGTGATTGGCGTTATTAATGTGTCTGTACAAGTGGCATTAGCTGGATTATCTGGAGCTTTAAATTTAATTTCATCAATATGTCAAGATGAAGAATTTGCAGTATTCTCTGCAACTAAAAATGCTATAGATTTTACTTCGATTGCGAATCCTGATTTATCTGTATTAAATGCCCCATCTTCAAAATTCTATCAAACGGTTAACGTTTCAGAAGATGATATTAAATCGAGAGCTACGGCAATTGATACATTAATGAAACAACAAAGATCTTTGTTAGATTTATTAGAAGCACCTAGCCGGGTTATCGTTTTAACTGGCGATGCTTTGCCTAATGATCAAGTCGGAAAAGCAGGCGATTTTGCAATAAATAATGATATGCAGAAGATATATGGTCCAAAACCTTCGGACTTTGCTTGGAATTAGCTCGTAAAATAGTATTACGCATATTTATATTAAAATTATCATATGGATTCAAAAACACTTATAAAAGCACTTAAAGTAGCCGTACGTGAGGTTATTAAAGAAGAATTGACTGAGATTCTTCGTGAAGGCTTACAATCTACTATTACAGAGATGAAACAGCCCGCAAAGCCAGTTAAAGCTGTAGCTCCTGTACCTAAAAGAAAAACGGTACAATTTGCAGAAAATAAATTTGCAGATATACTTAATGAAACAGATGCGTTAATGGAGCAAGGGCCGATGGCAATGAATAGTTTTGCTGATTTGATGAATGAAGGTATG